GGAGTTTTAAAATGGCATTAGTAGATATGAAATCAGAATATGGACCTACCAATACAATTAACGAAAAAGGTACCGGGACAATATTGGGACATAATACAGTACCAATGGCAAATGCACAATTAGGAAATCCTACTATTGGAGGAAAGAAGAATTTGACTACATTCAATGATTTGCAATCTGCATCTCATAATAGTAAGTTTGGGCCATTTAATAGTTCAAACAAAAAAGGTACAGGATTAAAAGTTGATTTATTAGGTAATGATCCAGAAAATCCGGAAATAGACTTTACAAATTATAGGCCGTAAGATGATTAGATTAGTAGGCATAGCAAAAGGATTGAATCGTAAGATAAACGAAGAACCCGATCAAATGCAAGGTAATAGAGGCGTAGCATACGGAGATACATTACCAGATACAGAATTAGCTCAAGAATATGCGGCAGATTTATCTAAAGTAATAGAACAGCTAGAAGCATTGGAAGAGGAAATGGCTCGAGAATTTGATAATAGAGCAATGTCAACACAAGATGTATCATATAATCAACAATCTAATCAAATGAGTAGATATATAAGTCAAGCATCTAAAAATATTGAAAGTCTAATTAATATGTTAGAAAGGTATAGTTAAAATGAAAAGTTGGGAAAAAAAGTTAATGAATCATATCCTAAATGAAAAGTATTTAGGAGAAGAAGAAAATACAAAAATGCAAAAAGAAGATAAGAGATCTTTTTTAAAGGCAGTTGCTAATTTTCACCAAATAGGCGAAATGATTTCTACTAACGGACAATTGAAAGAAATTACAGAAACTTTAAATAATATTGTTCAACAAGCGCAATCATTAACTGTACAAGAATCAGAACATTGGTTTGATAATGTAACGGTATCTAGACACATGAAACAAATGAATGAAGCGTATAAGGTATTTGAGAAAACAGCAAATGAAATGAATTCATTACAACAAAGATTAGAATCTGCATATGACGATATGGGTATGGTATTAAATAGATATTATAATGTTAATAATGCTTTATCTGAAACTGATATTAATGAAGACCAATATTCTGCAGGAGTATCAGACAAAGGACCCGCTTTTGATGATCATATGACAGCAGATAAATCAAAAAGATTATCCTAAAAATTTGTTTTTCTGAAAAAAAGTCTTTATATTTAATAAAACAAAGTTATGATACGACACAATAAAACTACAAAACTTATAATACCAGCTCACTATTTAGGAGCCAAGGTTATGAAAACAAAAAGAAATCCATATGGTGATATTACTTCCGCAATACAACATTGGAAAAGAAATCTAAAAGACTCTAATACATTACAAGTTCTTAAAGATAAAAAAGAATTTGAAAAGCCATCGTCAATCAGACGAAGACAACTAATAAGAGCAAAATATATTAATAAATTACAAGAAAGAGATAGATATTAATAGTCTTTTTTATTTCCTTGTATATTTATTTGTAATAAAGATACCACATCTCAATATGTGGTCACTCAAAAATTATATTAATTCTTATTAAGATTACAAATAATCTTATTTCCAATTTAAATACGAGGAAAAATCGATGAACGATTTATTGAAAGAAGCTATTGCAGACGCAAAAGCCGTAAGGGAAACTGCATTAGCAAACGCAAAAGTTGCGTTAGAAGAAGCTTTCACTCCAAGACTACAATCAATGCTATCTGCTAAATTATCAGAAGAAGATGAAATGATCGATGACGACATTGAAGATCTTCCAGAAGATAATCATAATCCAGATGCTCCAGATTCAACATCAGCTGCCGGCGATGATCTAATGGCTGAGCCAAAAGACATGCCAATGGAAGGCGAAATGGATGATAAAGAGCAAATGCCAGAAATGGATGATATGGAAGATAAAGAGCAGATGCCAGAAATGGATGATAAAGAGCCAAAAGTGGACGAAGGTGAGTATGAGAAGCAAGAAGAGGACTTAGAACTCGAAGCAATAATTAGAGAACTAGAAGAAGATTTAGGTGAAGAAGTAGATTCTTCAGAAATCGGAGCTAGTGATAATAAATTAGATGCTGATGCTGCTCAATCTCATACTGAAGATCCAGGAGAAGGCGATTTAACTGAAACTGAAGATAAAGAAAAAGAAACAAACGAAGACGAGAAAAAAGATAACGTCGACGAAGATATTTCTTTAGATGAAATCATCAGTGCATTGAGAGAAGACGAAGAGAAGAAAGACGTGAAAGAAGATGAAGAGAAAAAAGACGACATAAAAGAAGAAGAAGATAAAGAAAAAGATCTTAAAGAAGCTTATAATGTCATTAAATTCTTAAAATCTAAAATCAACGAAGTTAATCTTCTAAATGCAAAACTATTATTTTCGAACAAATTGTTTAGAAACTATCCATTAAGTGAAAATCAAAAAATGAAAGTGATTGAGAATTTCGATAGAGCTTCTAATTTAAGAGAAGTAAAATTGATTTATAGCACACTTTGTGAATCATTTACTGGATCTAAAACAAAACGTTCAATCAAAGAAAGCTATGCTTCTAAGCCTAGTAAGTCAACTGCACCTAAGAAAGAAATTCTTTCTGAAGGAAATGCATTAGCTGCTAGATGGAAGAAATTAGCTAATTTAAAATAAATTCGAGGAAAAACAATGAATATTGATTCTTTATTACCTCATGATCATCAAACTACTCAACAAGAAGTTGCCATTGGTTTAGAAAACAAATGGGAAAAAACAGGCTTGTTAGAGGGTATTGATTCTGAGGTCGAGAGAAGAGGCATGGCTGTTCTTTTAGAAAACCAAGCTAAGCAGTTAGTAACTGAAGCTAATTCTACTGGAACTGATTCCAATGCTGAACAATGGTCTGGAGTTGCTCTTCCATTAGTAAGAAGAATTTTTGCTGAGATTGCTGCAAAAGATTTCGTTTCTGTACAACCAATGAACTTACCATCAGGTCTAGTATTTTACTTAGACTTTAAGTATGGTACGCAACAAGGTGTTAATAGAGGTAACGGAACTGCAGGAGGTAATGATTTCTTAACTGGACAAGGAAGAACATCACAGAAAGATTCTGTATTTGGTCAAACAGATGCAGGTGGATTAGGAACAGGAACTGCTGCAGGATCAGCTCCAGCTGAAGGTCTTTATGGACCAGGAAGATTTGGTTATTCTATTAATGATGTAACTTCTTCTTTCTCTGCTTTATCATCTGCGGGTGCTAAAACAGGTTCTGTTGCTGCTGGAACAGGTATATTTGCAAATAAAGGTGCTTTAAGCCAAGTTGATTTTGATAAGTTTACTAACTATAATAGTGAATTTTCTGCTTCATTTATAGGCAAAAAAGCTCAAGTATTATCTGTACCAGTAACATCATTAAGTGGATATGATCCAAATGGTTTAAGAGCATTTAACGTAATAGGAACGGGTATAACTACAGTATATCCAGAATTTACTGCAATTGATCTACAAAACAAAGACCATATACATTTCTTAATTGAAACTAACACTACTCCAGCTGTAGGTGCTTTAGATGTAATTTATCAAAAGCAACCAACAGATACTGCTAGAGGTGATTTTGAAGATCCAGCTGCATTAGCTAATAATGCTGCTTCAAGTACGCAACTTGATATTCCAGAAATCAACTTAGAAATGAGAAGTGAAGCAATTGTTGCTAAGACAAGAAAATTAAAAGCTATCTGGTCTCCAGAATTTGCTCAAGATTTAAATGCTTATCATTCAATTGATGCAGAAGCTGAATTAACTTCTATGTTATCTGAATATATTTCGCAAGAAATTGACTTAGAAATTTTAGATATGTTAGTACAGAATGCTCAAACTGTTGATAGATGGTCTGCAAAAATTGGATTTGAATTTGATTCAGCTACTAATAGCTTTGTCCAATCAAATGCAACTGCTCAAGCATACAACCAAGGAACATGGTTCCAAACTTTAGGAACTAAAATTCAAAAAGTAAGCAACAAAATTCACCAATTAACTTTAAGAGGTGGAGCTAACTTCTTGGTATGTTCTCCAACTGTAGCAACTATCTTAGAATCTATTCCAGGATATGCTGCTGATACGGATGGCGATAAAATGCAATTTGCTATGGGAGTACAAAAAGTAGGTGCTATTAATAATAGATTCCAAGTATATAAGAATCCTTATATGACTGAGAATACTATATTAATGGGATATAGAGGATCACAGTTCCTAGAAACAGGTGCTGTTTATGCTCCATATGTACCACTAATAATGACTCCATTAGTATACGATCCAGATAACTTCACTCCAAGAAAAGGTGTGATGACTAGATATGCTAAGAAAATGGTAAGACCAGAATTCTACGGTAAAGTCTATGTATCTGCATTAGATACTATATAATAATTAATTTTATTTAGTTATTAAAATAAAGGGAGGCTTAGGTCTCCCTTTTTTACTATATAGTTAGTTCTTAACATATTTATAAGAAAAGGATTCTATGGCGGCGGGAAAATATTCTTTTATTATAGAGCAGGGCGCAACTGTCGATTTTGAAATCGTTTATAAAAACCCGGATGGCACTCCAGTTGTTCTTGACGGATATACAGCATCAATGCAAATCAAATCTGCACCCGGAGGTACAACATTTGCTTCTTTAACAGGTCAATCAACTGATACTTTTTCACAAACAGCATCAGGTTCATATATTAGTTTAAAAGGCAGTAATAATGCTACATCATTAACTTCTGGAAGTATAGGAATTTATCTAGGACATGCAGTCACTAATGATTTCAATTTTGGAGAAGCTGTTTATGATTTGGAATTAGAAAATGATAATGTAAAAACAAGATTATTAGAAGGCAAAGTGCAATTAAGTAAACAAGTAACAACTATCTAAAAATGGGAACATCTGTTACTAAAAATATTAGTGAAATTAATATATCACAACCCACATTTACTCTTACCATAACAAATAATAATACTGGTAATAGTATAACTGTACAACAACAGCCTAACCCGACATTATCAATTCAAACACCTGGCCCTCAAGGAGGCAGAGGATTACAAGGACCTAAAGGTGACAAAGGACTTCCTGGATCACTAGAAAGTGCTGACGGACTAATAGTTACAGGATCAGTGTTAGTTTCTGGATCTGGTACTGTAGATTTTTTATTATCTGAAGGTGGCGTAACTGGATCATTTTCTGGAGACGGATCTGGATTGACGGGTGTTATTAGTGCTTCGTATGCTGTAACCGCTTCACATGCCATAACAGCTTTAACTGCATCATTTGCATTGAATGCCGGCGGAGGTACCGGCGTTGGATTTCCATTTTCTGGATCTGCTGTCATTACCGGATCATTAGTAATATCCGGATCAGGCGACTTAACAACTACTGGAATAATAAGTGCAAGTAAAGTAAAATCAGTAACAGGATCATTTGCTAGATTAGAAGGATTTTCTCCTATAAGAGTAGGAGATCAGATAACATTTGAACAAGTGTCTAGTTTTACTAGCATAACTGCATCGGCTGGTATAAGTGCAAGTGGTAATATAATTGCGCCAAATTTAATACAAGATAGTAGTTCATTCAGTGCTAGGATAACTGCTAATGAATTTGTCGTTGCAAAAACATTGATATCTGGATCAGGTCAAATTGCTTCTGATATAAGCGGGTCATTTACAAGTATAAGTGCATCACTTTCAGATAGAGTAAGATCTAACGAACTTATAACTTCAAGAACATTAATATCCGGATCAGGTCAAATTGCTTCTGATATAAGTGGTTCGTCAACTGCTTTATCGTCATCTATTGCTACAAGGATTGCAAATATAGAATCTGGCGCAACTTTAAAGTCTGGTATATTATCTGGATCTGCTCAAATAGCATCTCAAATATCTGGATCATTTACAAATGTTAGTGAAAGTATAAGTTCTAGATTAACTATAAATAAAACCAATATAACTGATTTAACAGCAAATACTTCCTCATATGTATTAAATGCTCAAACATCATCGATGACGGTATTTTTTGCTACTAGTGCATCATATGCTGTATCATCTTCTGTTGAAATATTGAAAGAAATATCATCTTCTCATGCTAATAGAGCTGACTTTGCCGACGGGTTACGAGGCCAGCCATCAATTGATGTAACAGCAATAACAGCAAGTGGAGACCTAATCGTTCCTCAATATATCAAACATAAAGGCGATGTTAATACACTTATAAACTTTACTGATAATCGAATTCGATTTAAGGCAGGCGATATTGGATTCTTTGATATAGAAAAAGATGCTAGTGCTCCTTATCCTGCTACAATTAATCCCGGTGGTAATAGAATTAACTTTAGAGTTGTAGATAGAAATACTAATCTTCTTTTAAAAACTGATTCTGAAAAATTTAAGGTTAATTTATATTATGCAGGTAATCAAAAACTTGAAACNGCAGTAGATGGTGTTAACATAACCGGTTCATTAAATATATCAGGTAGTATAACCGGCGATGGATCAGGTCTAACAAATATTCCTTCGACAGGTATAGTAGGATTAGATTTAGATAAAATTACATCTGGTACAGCAACAGCATCAATTTCAGAAACCGACGGATTTAAAGTAAACGTAAATTCTCAGATAACAGGATCTGGAGGTACAGAAAAATA